TTCCTGGCTTGGAAAAATGGTTGATGGATAGCGAAAAAGACGGCGTTAGCTATCGAGTAACTATTGGCAAGGAACACATCACTGATGACCTAAGTCCGCTGGTAATGCCTTGGAGCGAAAAAGAGGTTTTTAGCATTACGCCTGTAGTCGCTGGAGCGGGAGGCGGCACGGGCTCAATTTTGCTTGGTATTGGGTTAATAGCTGCTTCAATCTTCATCCCTGGATCCGCAGTCGTTTTTGGTACGACGTTCGGTAAAATTTCTTTGGGTATTGGACTTGCAGGCGGCAGCCTGCTTTTAGGAGGAATTGCACAAGCAATTTCGCCGCAGCCTGAAGTGCCGAGCCTTGACGAATCAGTGCAGCTTGAGTCTTTTACATTTTCCAATGTTGTAAATACCTCAAAGCAGGGGCTGCCAGTACCGATAGCCTATGGAAGAGTGTTCGCTGGATCAGCAGTGCTGTCTAGCAGCCTTGACGTTGACCAGAAACAAGCATGACAGAGACTAAATACGTTGCTGGCGCTGGTGGCGGTGGTGGCAAAGGTGGCGGTGGCGGTGGTACGCCTACTGAAGCAGACGACACTCTGCAGTCGATCCAGTTTGCAAACGTCTTAGATTTAATTAGCGAAGGCGAAATTCAGGGTTTAGACGACGGCAATAAAAGTATTTTCCTAGACAGCACGCCAGTCCAAAACGCAGACGGCAGCAACAACTTCAGTGGCTATAGCGTTACTACACGCAATGGCACTCAAGCGCAAAATCATATTCCAGGGGATTTTGCTGCAACGCAAGTTGAAAGAGCTGTCAACGTTGAAGTAACAAACGGCACGCCTGTCACTCGTAATGTTCTTGCATCGGAGGTCGATCGTCTTCGTGTAACGCTTACAATTCCTGGGCTGCAAAAAATTGAAGATGATGGCGATATTGTTGGTCATAGCGTTCAAATAAAAATACAAATTCAATATGACGGTGGTGGCTTTAACGACGTAATTACAGACACGATTAGCGGGAAAAGCAGCAACAGGTATCAGCGTGATTACATGGTAAGCCTGACAAGCAGCACCAACGTGCAAGTCCGTATGGTCCGAGTCAGTGCTGACGAAACAAGTTCAAAAATTGCCAGCACAACTGTTTTCCAAAGTTATACCGAGATTATTGAGGAGAAATTTAGCTATCCAAACTCTGCGCTTGTTGCGCTGCGATTTGATTCTCGCGAGTTCAGCAGCATTCCGTCTCGTAAATACTTGATTCGTGGCATCAAGATCAAAATCCCAAGCAATGCGACGGTAGACACAACCACGCATTTGGGCCGCATTACATATTCCGGCATTTGGGATGGAACGTTCCAAGCTGCAACTTGGACAAACGATCCAGCTTGGTGCTTATACGATCTGCTTATAGACAGTAGGTACGGATGTTCCGTGCCTGAATCTTCGCTTGATAAGTATGACTTTTTCTCTGTCAGCCAGTATTGCAACGCTTTAGTTGATAACGGCAAGGGCGGCCAAGAGCCTCGCTTTAGTCTCAACATGTTGATCAACACTCGTGCTGAGGTTTATAACGTCATTCAAGAGATGACAGCTATTTTCCGTGGCATTGCTTATTACGGGGCTGGTTCATTAGTCCTTAACCAAGACAGGCCAACAGACTCTACTTACGCTCTTGGCCCATCAAACGTACTTGATGGCAACTTTGAATATTCTGGAACGGCACAGAAAGCTCGTCACACTGTCGCAACAGTTGCCTACCAAAACTACGACACTCAAGGAGATACAGAATATGAGTATGTGGAGGATCATGAGGCTGTCGCTAAGTACGGCATTATCAATAAAAACATCAAAGCCATTGGCTGCTACAGCCAAGGCCAAGCGCACAGAATTGGAAAGTGGACATTACTGTCTGAACAGAATTTGACAGAAACGTGCCAGTTTGCGGTTGGCATAGACAGCGGAATTATTTTGCGCCCTGGTCATGTTGTAGATATTGCCGATCCAGTTCGATCTGGTGTCAGACGTAGTGGTCGAGTCCGTTCTGCAACAACAACTCAAGTCGTCGTAGACAGCAGCACGAACCTTACGGTTAGTACAGCAAACGGCACTAATGATCCAAAGCTTTCAGTAATGCTGGCAAGCGGTATTGCCGAAACGAGAAATATCCCTGCAGGTGGTATTCAGCCTCAAGCGAATGGAACGGCAACTATTGATGTCACCTCTGCGTTTAGCCAAGCACCAACGGCTGGTTCAGTGTTCTTAGTACAGACATCAGATATTCAATCTCAGCAATTCAGAGTTATCTCTGTTGCTGAATCAGAGGAGGGTGTTTATGGAGTAAGTGCTGCAGCTTATAACGCCACAATTTACGACGCTATTGAATCAGACAATGAACTAACCAATCGGGACATTACGAACCTATCTGCCGTTCCAAACCCAGTTGACGCGATTGTTTCTGAAGAGTTCCTGTATGAAACAGGGCAAGGTGTGTTTGTTGGAACGTCGATTAGTTGGCAGCACGATCGAATCAACATTAGTGAGTTCCGTGTTCAATACCGCATTGATGACGACAACTTTGAGACCTTAATTACGTCTTCGCCTTCAGTAACTATCCGCGATATTCGTGCTGGCACTCTTCAGGTGCAAGTACAAGCAAGGAATTACTTGAATCGTGGCAGCATCATTTCAGTCGAAACTTTTTCAATTGAAGGAAAAACAGCTCGTCCTCAGTTAGACACTGCTGAAACGCTTTCAGGTGGTGGAGCGAATCCTAATTACATTACTTTTGACATGATTCCCGTTAACGGGCAGGCCAAGCTGACTTGGCGTCAGTCACTTGACCTTGATGTGCGAAATGGTGGTCACGTCAGATTGCGCCATTCTCCAAACACGTCAAACGTCACTTGGAGTAATTCGACCAGCATCTCTGAGGAGATTGCAGGATCTGCAACAGAAGCCTACGCAGACCTGAAGTCTGGAACGTATTCAATGAAGTTTATCGACTCTGGCGGTCGTGAAAGCGCAAACTTTGCGTTGATTGAATACACCAAGCCTGAGCTTGAAAGCACAGAAGAAGTTTCAGCCCTTTCTTCAACAGAAGATACGGCATTCTCTGGAACGAAAACAAACCTAAGCGTTGATGGGGTTGACCAAGAGCTAGAGATGGCAGCCAATGGCTCTGTACTGCATACAACTGGAGAGTATGCGTTTAGTGGCAATCCATATACGTTGACCCACGTTGGCAGTTTGCGACTTGAAAGCACCCTTCGCGCTCGGTCTTACTTCCCAGCCACCAACCTGATTGATAACGCTATTGATTTCGATGCGATTCCAGATTTTGATGGCACGACTCCAACCACCTGTGATGTGAAGCTATACGTGCGAACAACGGAAGACGCACCTCCTGGCGGCGGCTACCAAGATTCAAACTTTACGAGCTGGCGGCACTTCAACAATGCAGAGATTAAGTGTCGTGCGTTTGAGTTGAAAGCCGAGTTTGAGACTGGCGATGACACTGCTCAGATTTCCGTTGATCAGTTGCGCGTCAAGGCATTGATGCCTTATCGCAGCCTGTCAGGTGCAGTTACGACCAGCACTAGTGCTGACGTGTCTGTTGCGTTTGGAACGGGCAACCAGTTCTACGTTGACCCATCTGTCGGCATTATTTTCAACGCGGTAAGCACTGGCGAGTTCTACAAAATCGTGAATCTTTCCTCTACCGGATTTGACGTATCGGTTTATGCTAGTAACGGGACAACTCGCTTGGATCGAACGGTGCGTTGGAATGCTGTCGGACACGGTAAAGGCTAATGGCACAATCTGACCAGCAAATACAAAACGCCTCAGGCAGCTCTGTCCGTGCTGACCTGAACAATAATTTTGACGCGCTGTTCAGCAATAACTCTGGAGCGTCAGAACCAGCCGTAACCTCAGCGTTCATGTGGTTTGCGGATACGAATAATGATGCACTGAAGATCCGCAACGCTGCTGATTCTGCTTTTATTACTGTCGGCACGCTTTCTGAGGCCAACCTAGGTCTTGCGGGAAAAGCTAGCCCAGCGTTTACGGGCAACGTCACCGTTCCGGCAGGCACGGTTAGCAGTTTGCCGATCAGCTTTACCGGGGACACCAACACCGGCTTCTTCAAAAACAGTGCGGACGATTTCAGCATTGTTACTGGTGGAACCCGACGTACTCACGTTGACAGCAACGGCATCACGATTCGGGATCGCAAAGCATTAAGGCTTCGCGACACCAGCAACAGCAACTTTGTTGCGATTCAGGCTCCATCAAATGTAAGCAGCGACATCACGCTGACTTTGCCAAATAGTGATGGCAATGCAAATGATGTATTGCAATCAGATGGCAGCGGCAACCTGAGCTTTACTGCTTTGCCGCAGGCTGTGCCGACTGGTTCAGTTCACATGATGGCGACGACCACCGCCCCAAGTGGTTATTTGAAATGCAACGGCGCTGCAATTAGCCGGACAACGTATGCGGCTTTGTTCGCAATTATCGGTACAGCGCATGGTGCTGGTGATGGCAGCAGCACGTTCAACGTCCCAGATTTACGTGGTGAGTTTGTTCGTGGTTGGGACGATAGCCGTGGCATAGATAGTGGCCGCAACTTTGCTACGTCACAGGGAGACCAGAACAAGCAGCACAACCACAGCGGTTCAGCGACTACATCAATTAGCCCTTCTGCTCACAACCACGTATTTCCTGGTGATGACCAATTTGCGAATGCAAACGGTATTGGTGGTTGGACAAACAGAACAACAGCAGATTTCAACTACGACGCCAAGAGCCAATCAGGTAACGGCAAGGTTTATCGCACCAGCGATACCACTATTTCCGCAAGCACGTCAGTGACTATCAATAACGATGGTGGCAGCGAGGCAAGGCCGCGTAATATTGCCATGATGTACGTCATCAAGACTTAACTGCTATGGCCAATATCAAGATCACCGAGCTGAATGCTGCAGGCTCGCTGGCTGCAAATGATGTGCTGCCTGTTGTTGATATAAGCACGGACGAAACGAAGAAGATTACATCGACCAACCTGTTCCGCACGCTGCCTGATGGAACAGCAGCCGCACCAGCACTAGCTTTTAGCTCAGATCAGGCAAACGGGATCTTCCTTGCATCGTCAGACACGGTAGGGATTAGCACTGGTGGAACGCAACGTGTCACGGTTGATGCCAGCGGTAACGTCGTAATTTCTGGTGACCTGACGGTTCAGGGTGCAACCACTACGGTTGAAAGCACGACTGTCACAATTGACGATAAGAATATTGAGCTTGGCAGTGTTGCATCACCTAGTAATACTACGGCTGATGGTGGCGGGATTACGCTAAAAGGGGCGAGTGATAAAACAATTAAGTGGATAAATAGCACGGGTTGCTGGACATTTAACCAGCCGACAAATTTTAATGACCACGTTCGCATTGACAGCGATGGCAGGCTGTTGGTTGGAACTACGACTGAAGTTACTGCCAGCAACCCAAGTATCCAGTTGGTCGATAGCGGCACTGCTGTTCTTGCATTAGCTCGCAACGATTCATCAATTACCGCGGGAAATGCTCTTGGGACAATTGAAATTTATGGCAATGATGGTGGTTCTTATCAGATGTGCGCAAGCATTGCAGCGCAAGCGGACGGGACACACGCAAATAACGATAAGCCAACTCGCCTTGTATTTTCTACAACGGCAGATGGTGCGTCTAGCCCTACGGAGAAACTTAGGATTACGAGCGACGGAAAGCTGGGTGTGGGCACCTCGTCGCCTTCGCAATTGCTAGAGGTGCGTGGAAGCAGCAATATCATGGCAAGATTTAGAGATTCAACGAATGGCATTATCGATTTGAGAACAACAGGATCAACAAATAGTGACCCTGTTCAAATTGATGCACAAAACCGTCCGCTTAGTTTTGCTTTTAATTCAACCGAGGCGATTCGAGTCGACACCTCAGGCCGAGTTGGGATTGGAGCGTCGTCACCTGGACGGACTTTGGATGTAGATGGTGTAATTCGCTCTGACGGTACTTCAGGCGCTTTTGCACTTGGAGGTAATAGCAGTACACCTTCTGAAGGTTGTGCTATTCACCGCCCAGCCAATAACACCATGGCATTTGTTACGGGCACTACCGAGCGGATGAGAATCGACAGCTCGGGAAATGTTGGGATTGGAACAACAAGTCCTGCAAACAACTTAGATATAGCAGTAGATTCCAACAATGAAGGTATACGAATTTCAAGTTCTACGAATGTTTTTGGTAAGATTGATTTTCACGCTAATAGGTCTGGCGCTGACGCTGCATTAGGTATTCTCGACTTTAACTGGAATGGTACCCAGGTTGCTCGGATTATCGGTGGCACTGGAACTGATACAACAAACAAAGACGACGGTGAGTTGCAGTTTCATACTGCATCTGCTGGATCAGCAACCGAGCGCCTCAGAATTACAAGCGATGGAAAGTTGGGTCTGGGTACGGCGGCACCTGTTTTTGGTGTCGGTACTGGCTTAGAAGTTTTCCGTTCAGGCGTCTCAACAGTACGTGTTAGTAGTAATAATCAGGCTGTTGAACTTAGGTCTGACGCAGGCACCGGAACGCTAGAAACTCGTGGTGCGTTTCCACTTAAGTTTGGGACTCAAGGCAGCGAGCGGATGCGAATCGACAGCTCTGGCAATGTTGGGATTGGAACTACTCATGCTGACTTTAAATTAGACGTTGGGGGGCCTATTGGGCTTTTTGAAAGTAATAACATTGTTTGGCATGATGGCGTTGGCACTAGAGCCGGTCAGCTTGGTTTTACGTCTGGCGAAGTATTTACGATTGGACGTGGCAGCTCTGGAACGGAGTCACTCAGAATCGACAGCTCGGGAAATGTGGGGATCAATGATTCGTCTCCAAGTTCACTGGGCACAAACATCACCACCGTTGAAGTCAAAGGTGGTTCAGCTACTAGAAGTGGTGGCATCAGGCTGTCAACAAGTGACGATTCACAA